TTGATTGACAGGGTGCGTAGCTTAGACAATGAAATCATTAGACAAGATACGTTAATCAAAACTATTTTAGGAGTGCCACAGCTTATTGATAGCAACAAAATAGCAAAGGCAGATAGAGATGACCAAAGAAAAGACTAAGAAAAAAAGAGGAAGACCAAGCAAGAAAGAATTGAAGATTGCACAGGAAAATATTGAAAAAAGAGGTATTGCAATAGCAATGGGTATTATTGCTGTGTTTCTTTTTATTGGTATTCTTACTGTTAATCTACAAGCAGATCAAATCACCTTTAAATTTAAGTCACCATCTTTTTCTGGTGTTAATACAAGTTCGCATTACTTGACGATTGAGAACCAAGAACACATGCGAAAAATGACAATCAAAGAAGAAATCAAAGCATTACAGGATGAACTTGAAAGAGATGCTGAAAATACCACACTTGCTAGGTTCATTAGAAACCTAGAGAGTCGCATCTATGCACAGATATCCAGACAGATTGTAGAAAACATGTTTGGCGAAACTCAATCAACTGAAGGTACTTTTGAATTAGAGGGCAATATAATATCTTACGAGATTGTTGATGGCATGATAATTTTAACTATATATAATTCTGCAGATGACTCAACGACTGTTATTGAATTGCCTTTTGGTGATTTCTCTTTCTAGTTGTGCAATCTTTGATGTAGTCAAAGATACACGACCTGAAAGGTTTGAAAGCAAAGGACTTAATAAATACTCCATATTTGATTTACAATCAAAAGAGCTTTTTTACACACAAGCTCCTCTAATAAAACCAGTCGTAGCAGTTTATCCAACAGCTTTTACAGATCAAACAGGACAAAGGAAGAGTAATAGTGAGTTTGCTCTTTTTTCTTCTGCTATCACCCAAGCACCTTACACCATTCTTATTCGTTCTTTGAAACACGCATCTAATGGTAATTTTTTCCGTGTGGTTGAAAGGATAGGATTAGATAATCTAACAAAAGAAAGACAACTCATAAGATCAACAAGAGAACAATTAGATGATGAAAATGTGCTTTCACCTTTGCTCTTTGCAGGTGTATTGCTTGAAGGTGCAGTTGTAAGCTATGATAGTAACTTGCAAACTGGAGGACTTGGAGCAAGATGGCTTGGTTTGGGTTCAAGTATGCAATATAGACAAGATTCCGTAACTGTGAGTCTACGCATGGTTTCAGTTGCAACAGGAGAGATACTTATGGAAGTTATGTCTCAGAAAACAATATACAGTTATGGACAGTCAACAGACGTTTTTAAATTCATAGAAATGGGTACTGAACTTGTAGAAGTAGAGATTGGTTCTGCTTCTAATGAAAGCACTACAATTGCATTGATGAAAGCGATTGAAGGTGCAGTATTAGAACTTATAAATATAGGTTATGAAAGAGGGTACTGGAAATATGAATAAATTATTAAACTTAGCTTTGTTTTTATCGTTGTCAGTTTTTGCAGACAATGAGATTTACGTTGACCAATCTGGAAATTCAGCAAGTATTGATCTTGAGCAACTTGGGTCTTCTAACTTAATTGGTGGCACTTCTGCTGTGTCAGGCACAATGACTGCTTTAGATTTGGATGGAGTGTCAATGACACTTGACATCAATCAAATAGGAAGTTCAAACATCTTCAGATCAGATGCTATTGATGGCGATAACTTTACTGGATTTTTTGAGTTTGATGGTGACAGTAATATTATGGATATATTAATGAATAGCACAGGTCTTATAAGTGCTGATTATGTAAATCTAAATATTGATGTCACAGGTGGCAGCAATGAATTTGATTTAGCTATAGCAGAAAATGCTGATTCTTCTTATCTTGATTTAGACTGGATAATTCTTGGAGATAGCAATATTCTTAATTTTGATATTGATTATGAAAACGCTATTAATTATCTTGATATCAACGGAAGTTCCAACGCAATAGATTTTACAGCTAGTGGGTATTCTGGAACAACATCTGCTGATTCTGGATATTTTTACTTAGACTTAGACGGAAGTTCAAATGATATTGATATTACGCAATCATCCACATTGGCAAGAGATTATCTCAAACTTATTACGAATACTTCTAATTCTTCTATTTGTATTCAGCAAAACGACCAAGGTACTAGCACAGGATGCTAATATTGGAGATATCTCTGAGCTAAGAGGAAACGCACAAATAGTAAGGGATGAACCCTTAGATGCTTTTGTAGATTTTGATATACAAAGCAATGATGAAGCCATAACATCTAATGGACGTATGGCTATTACGTTCCTAGATGATTCTATTGTTAGATTAACAGAACATAGTCAATTATTAATTAATGAATATATTTATAACCCAAATCCTGCAAAGTCTAAAATGGCTCTTACCTTTGCTCTTGGCACAACCAGATTTATTTCTGGGAATGTAAATAAACTCAACAAACAAAATATATCTCTTAAAACACCCACAGCAAATATTGCTATTCGTGGCACAGACTTTACAGCAACAGTTAATGAACTTGGTGAAAGTTTAATTATACTTTTGCCAGATAAGTATGGATTATCTAGTGGCGAAATTGAGGTCATAACTGCAACAGGAAGTGTCATACTTAATAAACCTTTTGAAGCGACCACTGTTTCCGTCTTTGAAAATGCACCTAGTAAACCAGTAATTTTAGATTTATCTTTAGACTTGATAGACAATATATTGATAGTTTCGCCACCAGAAGAAAAAGCATTAGAACAAGAAGAAGTAATCACCCAATCAAAAAGTATTCTTGATTTTAATGATCTTGATATAGATTATTTAGAAGAAGACTTTTTAGATAATGAGTCTGAGCTTGAATTTACAGAACTAGATATAAATTATTTAGATGTAAACTTTCTGGAAGACCTATTAGATATTTTAGATGAACTAGAAATACAAGAAGAACAAGACCAACTACAAGCAGATGTCGGTTCTGTTCAATTGTCAGGAACTCAATTCGGTCAGGACTTAGATACGCAAATCACAACTTTTATAACAGGAGAAAAACTTACTATTCTGAGAAGTGTTAATAGCACAGCAAGAATAGATATAGATTCTGATGATAGCTACACAGTTATTATTATCCAAGATGGAGTTTCAAGAACTGTTCAAATTAATGGTGGCAACAGTAGTGTAATTAGAATCAGACAAGAAAATTAGTGGAGGTGGGTGGTGCTAAACTACTATTTTTGAGGTTTATGAACTTTGACACCACCCAAAATAAATGAAAAAATCTTTAATAAAGATCAATCCAAATATAACATGAAAAAATTAATATTCATAATTCTTCCAATATTAATTATACCTCTTTTATTACAAACAACATTCACAGAAGTTATAAAGCTAAGAACTTTTGATGCTTTTGTAAAACAGTATGACGAGTCAGGTTTTTTCACAATCCTTAATATTACAGAGGATGATGTTGCTAGAGAAGGTGGCTATCCTTTACCAAGACAAAGACTTGCTGAGATACATATAGAACTTTTACAAAGAGGAGCTTTAGGTGTTGGTTGGGTGTTAGCTTTTCCACAACCAGATAGATTAGGTGGTGATGAAGTGTTTGCAGAAGCTCTTTGTTATGGTGGCTCTGTAATTGGAATGTTTGAGGATGGCAGTGGTAACTTTCCTGAAACTTCTGGCACTGTCATTTTAGGAAATAATAAAACTGCAGGAATACCCTCAACAGGAGTTGTTCAAAATATAGACATCTTGAAAAACTGTTCCAATCAAGGCATAGCTATAGCACCAACAGAGGTTGATAATTTAGTGCGAAGGATACCTTTACTAATGCAAACACCTGATGGGTTTGTTTCTGCTTACGGAACTGAGGTAATGAAGGTTCTTGCAGGAAATAGCACTTACATTATAAAGACCAGTGATATTGGTATAGAAGAGATTACTGTACAAGGATTAGCTCCTGTTAAAACAGATAGTCTAGGTCGTAAATGGATTTCTTGGGTTGATACCAAACAAACAACTTTGCAAGAAATGGATGTTGAGGGCAGATATGTTTTTGTCGGTTTTACTGCAAGTGGCATCATGCCACAAATCGCAACACCAGTTGGATTATTAGAACCACATAAAATACAAACTGCTCTTGCAGAATCAATTTTAATACCAGACTCTCCAAGTATCCCTGACTGGGGTTTTGGCTTAGAAATAGCCATATTTATGTGCTTTGTGGCTCTCTCTTGGCTTGTATTGACTTCTTTTGGGGTTACTTGGGGATTAGGTATAGCTGCTTTTTTGATGCTTTCAGTGGCTTCTGGTGGATATGCAATGATTCAAAAAGGTCTTCTCATTGATGTCTCTTGGACTTTGATCTCTCAATTTATAACCAGTGCGATAGCTTTCTATTTACGCTTTAGAGAACAATACAAACTTAGACAACAAATTAAGAAACAGTTTGAGCATTACCTAGACCCAAGACAAGTAAAACAACTACAAAACAATCCTGACTTATTGAAACTTGGTGGTGAAAGAAAGTATTGCACGATGCTCTTTACAGATGTAAGGGGATTCACTTCTCTATCTGAAACCTTAGAGCCAGAAGAAGTTACATACATAATGAACAAAGCACTCACTGCACAACAAAAAGCAGTCCAAAAAAATGGTGGTATGGTGGATAAATATATAGGAGATGCAATGATGGCTATATTTAATGCACCTCTTGATTTAGAACATCACGAAACCAAAGCACTTGCTTGTGCTATTGATATACAAAACAACATGAAAGAACTAAATATAGAACTAGAAAAAAAAGGTCTTGCTCCTGTGCAAATAGGCATAGGAATAAATTCGGGTATAGTTATGCTAGGAAACTGTGGTTCAGAAAATAGGTTTGATTACACAGCAATCGGTGATGCAGTTAATGTTGCAGCAAGACTTGAAAGTGGAACAAAAGATGCAGGAGTGGACTTGTTGATTGGTGAAACTACTGAAAATGCTATAGAATTTGATTTAATACCTTTAAAACCGATAAAGGCAAAAGGTAAAAAAGAAAAATTACAGGTGTATACATGGGACTCAAGCTCAATCTAATTCTAGGTGGATTATTGTTTTCAAGCATAGCAGGTTCAGCTTGGTATATAGACCGACTGCAAGACAACATATCCACACTCAAAGCTAATGCACAAATCCTACAAACACAAATAGCAGAGCAAAACGCCAAGATAAAACAACATTTAGAAAAGCAACAAAAAACCCAAGAACAAATCAATACACTAACAGCAAAAAATCAAGAAGCACAAAGAGAGGTCAATAAACTCAAAAACACTTTTGCAAAACATGATCTTGATAATTTAGCACTTGCCAAACCAAAACTTATTGAAAACATAGTTAATAAAGGCACTAAGAAAGTCAAAGACGAGCTTATTGCACTTACAAACCCCAATCAATTTGATGAAACAGATGAAGAAAATAATACTTAGTTTTTTTGTTATATCTCTAACAGGATGTACTTCGTTCCCCTTAATGCAAAGTAAACCTGTTGAAGTTATAACAATAGCAGAGCCGATGCCAATGTATCATCCTCCACTTCCGATGGAAGTTCAATTAGTGGATATTGATTGGGAGATATTAACTCCAGAACTTATGCAAGAATATCTCAATCAGATTGACAATGGCTCTGCACCTGAGACTGCATACTATTCTTTGACCTCTAAAGACTATGAAAATTTATCTATGAATATGGCAGAGGTGAAAAGATATATAAGGGATACACTTTCAATCATTGAATTTTATAGAGAATATGATGA